CATCAGCTATTTCATGAAGGTCGCCTGCCGCTCTACCGGTAGCAATGACTATTCGAATTCCACCGTCATGAATCTTCCTAAGGGCATCAACAGAGGATGGCAACACTTTATGAGTTTCAAAACTTACCAATGTTCCATCCACATCGAGCATGATTGCTTTTATCATAACATTTATATCTTTATTCATTCTTCGACAATTTAGAGAAGCAAATCGACTATCCTTGACTGATAAGTCAGAGCAGTCAATTAAACAGTGACAAAGTTACGAAAAATCTTTGGAATAACCGACAAAAGAGGTTGAAATGTCACTGAAATGCCTATCTATAAAGCGTTTATAGTGCCAGGTGAAGCCAACCGCAAAAAACGGGAAACGCAAAGGAAAGCAGTTCTATGAAGCAGAACGGTTTTCAAATCGTTACCCGAAGCGGGATGCATTTTTAACGCTCCCTGCATTGATTGCGCCGTTCTGCTCCGATTTGCTTATCAAGGTCTAACTCGTTGAGTAATAACTTTGCAAACAAAAAACGAGTATGGCAAGAAGTACATTCAAGGTGCTGTTCTACGTGAACGGCAGCAAGGAAAGAAACGGTATTGTCCCCATCATGGGACGAGTGACAATCAACGGGACTGTGGCACAGTTCAGTTGCAAGCAGAGTGTTCCGAAAACGCTTTGGGACATCAAGGGCAACCGAGCCAAAGGCAAGAGCAAGGAGGCACGGGACATCAATTTAGCTTTGGACAACATCAAGGCGCAAATCATCAAACACTATCAGCGCATATCCGACCGTGAAGCGTTCGTGACTGCGGAAATGGTGCGCAATGCCTATCAGGGTATCGGCAGCGAGTACGAGACACTGCTAAAAGCGTTCGACCGTGAGAACGAGGTTTTCAAGAAGCGTGTCGGCAAGGACAGAGTAATGGCAACCTACCGTTCACGGGTAGTGGCAAGAAACCATGTGGCAGCGTTCATCAAGTCTTTCTACAGACGGACTGATATGTCCATGCTGGAGATTACGCCCGACTTCATCAAGGAGTTTGCCGCCTACCTCTCAACGGAAGCAGGACTGCGCAATGGGACGATATGGGAAAAGTGTATGTGGCTGAAAGGTGTAGTTATGCGTGCGCACTTCAACGGACTGATACCGAGAAACCCGTTTGCCCAATTTCACATCAGCCCGAATGTGAAGGAACGTGAGTATCTGACGGAAGATGAACTGAAAGCGTTGATGACGCATGAGTTCGGGGATGCAAAGCTGTCCTATATCCGTGATATTTTCGTCTTCGCCAGCTTCACCGCCCTGTCTTTCGTGGACATCAAGGAACTGACCAATGACAACATCGTGGAAGTGAACGGTGAGAAGTGGATATTATCGAAACGGCACAAGACGAAAGTGCCGTTCCAAGTGAAACTGCTGGATATACCCTTGCAGATAATAGAGCGTTACCGCCCCTGTCAGGAGGATAACCTCGTGTTCCCCAATCTCAACTACTGGTCTATTTGTAAACCTCTGAAAAAGGTGATGAAAGAGTGCGGGATAATAAAGGACATCTCGTTTCATTGCTCAAGACATGGGTTCGCGACCCTTGCTTTGAGTATGGGTATGCCGATTGAAAGCGTAAGCCGTGTTTTGGGGCATACGAACATAGTCACGACCCAAATCTACGCCAAAATCACAACGCAGAAATTGGACAACGACCTTACCATGCTCGGCAACAGGCTGAACCAATCGTTTAACAATGTATCAATGGCAGGACAATGAAGAGGAACATAATCGAAATCACAGAATGCGGTACTGTGATTATACCTGACAGGGATATACGGATGAGTGAAGCAGAGCTTGTCAGTCTGTTCGGGGTTATCGCTCCTACCGTCCGTACTGCAATCCGAGCCGTTTATAAAAGCGGAATACTGAAAGAGCATGAAGTACAGCGGTATATCCATCTGTCGGACAAATGTAGCATGGATGTTTACTGCCTTGAAATGGTTGTCGCTCTCGCTTTCCACATCCGTTCATACGGAGCGGAACGGGTACGCAATGCCATACTTGAAAGGTTGTGCTTGCGAAAAGAGAAAACAAGCATCTTCTTTTCGCTGGGTGGTAGAATGGAAACAATTAAATATCAAGCATGAAGTGTATTGATATGACGACATGAAGTAATGAAACCGATGCGTATTCCCATTGCCGACAATTCATTTATACAAGTGTTTGAATAGGCGCATTGCCATTCATTCACATGAATGCGACAATCCCGAAGAGTCAGCCATCATAGTGTAGTGCTTCTTCGGGATTTCTTATGGTTATGTTCTCCGATATACTGCAAGTTTTTAATACCGTGTGTTTTTTGCACCGTTCTGCTGTGATTTGCGTATCAAGGTTTTAAGCGGCTCACTCTAATTTTGCATACGATTATTTATCAACCGTTTAAGCGTATGAATAATGAGTAAATCAGACATCTGCAAAGAGGAGTTTATCCGAGTGGGTACAACCCTCTACAAGTTAGTGAACCAGCCCCGACTGAACGGCGGCTATGTGAAGAAACGCATCGTGTGGAATAACGAGACCCTGCGACAGGACTACGGCAAGCACTTTCTCGCCACCGTTCCCAAGTATGATGGCTTCTGCACAGTTCCCGACCATGTGAATTACCGTCCTGTGGTGGACAAGTTCCTGAACCTCTATGAACCGATAAACTATAAGCCGATGGAGGGTGATTTTCCCTCTATCCGTTCGTTAGTGGAGCACATTTTCGGGGAACAATACGAGTTGGGCATGGACTACCTACAACTGCTTTACCTGCAACCCATTCAAAAGTTGCCAATCCTGCTGTTGGTATCAGAGGAACGCAATACAGGTAAAAGCACGTTCCTGAACTTTCTGAAAGCCTTGTTTCAGAACAACGTGACATTCAACACCAACGAGGACTTCCGCAGCCAGTTCAATTCCGATTGGGCAGGCAAACTCCTTATTGTGGTGGATGAAGTGTTGCTTAGCCGCAGGGAGGACAGCGAACGGTTGAAGAACCTAAGTACCACACTCTCCTACAAGGTGGAAGCCAAAGGTAAAGACCGTGACGAGATAGCGTTCTTCGCCAAGTTCGTGCTGTGTTCCAACAACGAGTATCTGCCCGTCATCATAGACGCAGGGGAAACTCGCTATTGGGTGCGGAAGATAGACCGCTTACAAACAGACGATACCGACTTCTTGCAAAAGCTGAAAGCGGAAATACCTGCTTTCCTCTACCATTTGCAGCACAGGCAGCTATCCACCGAGAAAGAGAGCCGTATGTGGTTTGCCACGTCACTGCTGCACACCGAAGCCTTGCAGAAGATTATCCGAAGCAACCGCAACAGATTGGAGATTGAGATGTGCGAACTTATACTTGATATCATGGCAAGTATGGGTATCGACACTTTCTCTTTTTGCTGCAATGACATTCTCACGTTGCTGGCAAACACGTATGTCAAAGCGGAGAAGCATCAAGTAAGAAAGGTATTGCAGGAGTGTTGGAAGCTCATACCTGCACCGAACGGGCTGACATATACCACTTATCAGCTTAACTACAATCGGGAGTGTCGGTATGAGCCGATAAGGAGAGTGGGACGCTTCTATACCGTCACAAGGCAGCAACTTGAAACGCTGTAATTCCATTATCTTTTTGTTGAATTGTTGAATAAGGATATAATCATACTGATAATAAGCAATATATACTCTCAACAAAATCTCAACAGACCAAAAGAGAAATTGAGCATAAAGCCACGACCTATTGTCGGTTTCTCTTTTGGTGAGTGGTTTGTTGAGCGGATGTTGAGCATCTATTTGTATGTATATAAACATATTACATATACCATTCAACGAATCAACGATTTTCATTCACCATTAAAACCATAGGAAGATTATGACTACACAGGAAGCAAAGAAGATACATATCGCAGACTATCTGCAAAGTTTGGGCTACAGCCCCGTCAAGCAGCAGGGGAAAAGCCTTTGGTACAAATCACCGTTCAGGGAGGAAGCGGAAGCATCGTTCAAGGTGAACACCGAACTCAACCAATGGTACGACTTCGATGCGCCCATATAGGCTACACAATAAATATCTCTATGGCA